CAGCTCCACAAAACTTAGGATATATTGAATAACCACTTCCAAAAATAAATACTTCTTTACCTTTAAATTGATCTTTATTTCTTATAAGAAAATCTTTAAGTTCAAGAGGAATTTTTCCGCCCGCCCAAGTATAGGTACCAATTATCAGTTTTCCCTGTGAAGTTATATTAGCAGAAGTATCTGAAATATCTACACTTATATTTCTTTGAATGAAATCAACAAAAGTTTTAGTATTTCCAGTTATAGAGGTAAAAACAAGAAGGGGATCCATTACAGATCGCCCCACCCATTGTCTGCTTCACTAGCTTTAACATAATTTACTTCCTTAACTTCAAAGAAATCTGATTTAGAATTATTTAAATTATCAGGATCAAAAGATGTTATCCAAGGCATAGGATTTTTCTTAACAGAAAATATCTTATCAAGACCCAAACTATCTAATATAAGATTAGCTCTAAACTCTACATACTGTTTTACTTCCTCAATATCAATTCCAGGGATATTTTTATATAGATCTACACAAAAATCCTGCTCTAATTGAACTAATTCTCTAAAGAAATCATATATAAAATTAGCTAATTCAGGAGTATTATACTCAGGATATTGAGATAGAATATCTCTTACTAAAATCGTTTGGAAATAAGTATGTTGAGCTTCATCTCGCTGAATAAACTGAATAATAGTTCCTGTTCCAAACATTTTATTGTTACGATTCAAATGATAAAAAGGTGTGAAACCGTTGACGAAGCATAGGCCTTCTAAACCTGACATAGCAACTAAACCTTTGATAAAATCTTCAATACTTCTAGTTTCAAGGAATGTCTCGAACTTATCCATAATAAGACGATTTCTTTTAACTACAAAAGGATTTACTTTAGGTTTTTCAAATACTTCTAATGCTATATTTTTTGGAACTAATGATGAGATAGTATAAGTATAAGATTCATTATGAATAGTTTCCATCGCACCAATGAAGGCCATATTAGCTTTAATTGCTGAATCTCTAATAAAATCAGCAGCAATACTATCAAAAACAGTAGCAACAGAATCTAAACTAACTAAAACTCCAATGCCATCTTTATATAATTCTTGTTCATCATAGGACATTTCTGAAGTCCAATTTTGAATATCTTGTGACATACTAACTTCATCCGGTACCCAAAAATTCCCTCTCATTTCCTTAAGAATTTTATAATAGGCTTGATTATTAATATCATCCCAATATAAAACTCCACTAACATCGTCAAACATTCTTGGCGATGAATTTGGTAGGTGTTCATTTAAAATTCTGACTTGTCTTGTAAGTTCCATTATTTTTCCTCCGTATTTTAAAAAGAAGGAGCCGAAGCTCCCACAATTATGAACTGCACGCTAAACATGAATCTTCACGTTTCTGATCCCATGAGCGAGTGTAATAAGATGTTTTAATTCCTTTATCCCAAGTTTCAGTGTGTAAACGTAGGAAATTCACAGCTTTAATTCCTTGTGGAATATATAAATTATGTGATATAGCTTGATCTACCCAAGGCTGACGAGCAGCATTATGTTCGATAGTCCACATATGAGCAAGTTGTTTTTCGCCTTCGTAAGTCATTTTCATTGTTGGTTTATAGAAGAACCAAGTTTTAGGAGTAAGATTAGGTACAACTATTGGAAGTTGGAAATCTTTTTTACGTTCAAAATAAATTACATCAAAGATAGCATCAATACCAGGAGTTGAACCAGCAAGAACTGAAGTACCACCAGTTGGGGCAGGCGAACGCAAGTAACCATTTCTCATATATTTCATAGCTAAACCTTTTACTTCTTGCCATCTACTATCAAATAAATCTCGAGAATCAAACCATTCTCCAGTATTCCAAGCAGATCCTTCATATACTGGATATGAACCTTTTTCTTTACCAAGTAACGCTGATGCTTTAACAGTATATAACATAATTTCTTCTTCAAGAGCAGCAATATATTTAGTTGCAGTAAAGCTATCCCACATAATCTGTTCTGAAGCAAGCAATGCAGCAATACCTTGCTCACCAGCCCCGATAGCACGATATTTATTATTTGTGAATTGTGCTTGTGGTACAGGAACCTTACCAAGTGAAATTACATTATCTAAAGCTCGAACTTGAATATTAATTACTCTTTCTAATACATCGTCTCGAACTACATTGTTTAATACAAGTGAACTTAAATTACAAGTTACAAGATCTCCAATGTCTTTAGTGATAATTACTTTTCCTTCTTCCCAATCAATTACTTCTGTTTCAACATCTGATGGAGATTGATTCTGAGCAATTTCAGTACAAAGATTTGAAGAATAAATCATACCAGCATGAGCATTAGGATTCTCACGATTTACTGTATCACGGTAGAACATATAAGGAATACCTGTTTCCAACTGAGCTTTCATTACTTGTTTCATAAGTTCAATAGCAGGGATACGAGTTTTATCTAAGTCATTATTATCTACACATAAGTAGTAATGATATGTCCAAGCATGATCTTTAACATTTGGAACTTCTTTATGCTTTAATTTCTTTTTGTCATAGAAATCTTCTAAACTGAATCCCATAACTTGACGTACTTCATGAGGATCAAATAAGTAGAAATCGCCACGTTTGTTAACTTGTCTCATGAATTCATCTGGAATACATAAACCTGTGAAGACATTGTAAGCACGCTTATCTTTATCTCCTGTGTTTAATCGTAAGTCAATAAAAGTTTGAATATCTTTGTGCCACATATCAAGATAGATAGCAACTGCACCTTTACGTTGACCTAATTGATCTACTGAAATAGCAGTATTATCTAATTGTTTTACCCAGCCAATAATACCACTTGAAGCGCCTTTGAATCCTCGGATATTAGATCCTTTTGAACGTAATTTACCAAAGTAAATTCCAATTCCTGCACCAAATTTTGAGAATGTGGCAATATCAGTATTGTCATCATAGATACTTCTTAATGAATCGCTAGTTGTAAGTACGAAACAACTTGATAATCCACCTGTAACTCGTCCAGCATTAGTTAATGTAGGAGTAGCTAAAGTGATATACATATTGGAAACTCCCCAATATAATTCAATTGCTTTCTCAATACGATTTTCAGTTTCAGGCATCATTATATGAAGTGCAGCAATCATATTTCTTTCTTGAGGTAATTCATAAACTGAACCATCAAAATCTCGAACAGTATATCGACTTGTTAAGGTATGCAGTCCTGCAAAGTCAAATAAATCATCTCTTGAACTAACGATAGCATTTCCTGCTTGAACTAATTCTTCATATGAATATTCTTTTAGAATATCAGGAGTATACAGTTTCTTTTCTGTTAATGTTTTAATTAAACCATAAAAGTCACCATATCTTGAGGCTTTACAATTGTAGGTACGATTTTTTGAGGCACGCTTATATTGTTCTTGTAATAAAACAAATCGGGCAAACTTGTTGAAGCCAATATTTTTAATTGTCTCAGGAGTTACTAGCCCATCTTCATTTTTAATATCATTTGTAAGAACTAGTGCACTTTGAATAAGTATTTTACGAATTTCTTTAGCATCAACTTCATGTTGATTTGTAATTTGTCTTATTACTTTTAGGATATAATCCTTTTTTGTTTGTTCATTCACAACAATATTTGCAAATCCTCGCTCAATAAATCTTAATAGTCGAGCTTCATCAAATTCTAATTGTCGAGAACCTTTATCTTTTAAAACTACAGTCATTATAATAAAAGCTCCTTTTCATATATTTAGAGAGGGCGCAAACCCTCTCACATTTTAATTATTTAGTTGATACGGCACCTAAAACTTCGCCAACATTAGGTTCTTCATTAGATTCTTCAGGTAATTGAACAATATCAATTGCACGAAGTTCTTCTAAAATTACACTAACCGTTTCGGCTTGACCGGCGATAGCTTGAGTTAATAATTTACCTTGACCTAAATGTTTTTCTACAATTTCTGTAACTAAACTCATTTTACCTTGTTTATGAAGTGTAAGTGCAATAGTTTTAGCTTCAGCCATCATACCAACAAAATCCAATTCTTCTTCTACAACGAAATTATTTTCTCGTTCAGATTTTAGATTTTCTTTACCAAGTAATTCAATTGCTGCTGTCATAGCATCAATATAAGCTTTAGCATCAAGAGGTAATGCTTGTGGCATACCACCGAATCGAGATCCAGCCTGGAAGTTCATTGTTTCTCGAGTATAAAGTACTCGTCGTTCCGCTTTTGTTACAGGATCAACAGCAAGATAAGCGAATAGAATATTATCTACCATTTTAGATGCAAGTTCCATACCACGTTTTGGTACTGAAGGAATGTACTTGTCAAATTTATCATCAGTTCCAGGAATTTTTTCAGTTTTAATTGCTGAGTGTGAGATAAATGCAATCGAGTATCCTTCATTTTCAATAAGTTTCAAAGCATCAAACAGTAAATCAGTTAATTCAGCATGTCCTGCTCCCCAACCACCATTTGCTTCTTTAATATTGTCAACAGACCATTTATTTTTAACATATTTTTCAAGATAGCGATAAAGGTTATCAACAGTATCAATTACAACAACTTTAAATTTAGCCTTTACTGCTTTCTTTTTAAGTTCTTTGATGAACTTCATGAAATCAGACCAGTTACCAATATCTACACCGAATAAACCAGGAATAGCTTTTGTACCTTTTTCAGTACGAGCAAAGATAGCATCTTTACCATATAAATCATGAATAAATTTTGTTTTACCTGCTTTTGGTGGGCCATAAATCATTGTTGTATAAGATGAAATATCAGTACTAACTTTCTGTCCTTCTAAGTTCTCTAAATCCATTTTTTAATTCCTCCAATTGTTTTTCATTACAATAATATTATATACAGAAATTACAATTCTGTAAACAGAGTTGGGAAACTTTTTTCCTCTTTTTGTTTAACTCTAATTAATAATTCTTTGCCTAACTTTCTAGCTTTATCACTTCTATCACAGTTTACCATACCAGTTTCATAAGTAGAATCTTTTATATAAGCCCATTCACCATATACTTGGATCATAGGATAAAAACCACTATGAACATCAGTTTTTTCCTCATTTGTGAATGAATTATACCTAACTCTTACTTTTTCGCCAAATTTCATGAAATATCTCCTTTAGCATAAAATTCTCATTTTATATTAGAAATGCCTCCCCGAAGTGTTGTCTAGTCAACCTTCGTGGGAGACACATTTTGCAAAATCTTAATTTAGATGAAAAATGACAGTAAATCCTCAAAAACCACAACAGATTCATTTAATTCTTCACTATAGATAATAAATTGTCGTTTTCCGTTTTCAGACCTTACTTCTCTAACAACTTCAACAACTTCATCAATTTGGAACTCTTTTACTACGTCACTGCCTAATTCTTGCGTTTGGAATGACCAGTTTAATTTAGCTTTCGTTTCCATTAAATCACTCCTATTATTTAATAATTATTGTAAATGAAGGTCAACATTTGATAGCAACCCATCATAGACAACAGTTGATTCATTTAGTTCTTCACTATAGATAACAAACTGTTTATATCCATATTTTTGCTTTACTTCTTTTAAAATTTCAACCTCCATGCCTTTTTCAAATACTGATTCTTGAGCATAGATATCATCACTTACTTCTTTTACTGTAATCGTTTCTTTCATTATTGCTTTTAACATATTAAATCACTCCTATGATTTTGTCTATATCATCAATATGAACTGCTCTATCATCAAGATAAAAGTCACAGAATATTTTTCGCCCTTGTTCTCCACGTAAAGCATATGGATCTTCCGGGTTTTCATTAATATAATGATATGGAATATCATTTAAATCAAGAAACCACTTCGCCTTTTTTAATGCTAGTCCTGATCGAGCTGTCCAAATAATTACTAAATGTCCATTTTTTATTGCATCTTTCATAAGTTGAACAGTTTTAGGTTTAATTGCACCAATTTCTGGAAATGCTTCTTCTACAATAGTTCCATCAAAATCTATTCCTAATACTAATCTTTTATTCATACTATTTTCCTCCTATGTGGAAATCTGGGATATCTGCCAAGGTTTTACCTTCATACGGTTTAATTTCACCAGAATCAACTTTTGCTCGGAATTCTTGTACAAAGTTTGGATTATATCGAGCGATAATGGTAGGATAGTTTTCAATAGCAAACGTTCGGAACCAACCTGAGCAAAGTGTAGTAGAAATTCGTTTAACAGATTTGTGGTAACAATCAAAATAATCATTCCAACCTTCTGCTTGTGGGACAATATATCGCTCAAGTGCTATAGCCATTGCTTCTTCTTGAACACATTGAATTTGGTAATCGTATGGTAGAGCGAAGAATTTATCCTTCTCACACCAAGCTGAGTCAAAATTGCTTTTCATCATTTCATAAACGGGTCTTTCATGGTGTTTTACCATCTCATGAATATCATCATGGACAAAGTAATGATCTACGGCAAGCTTCGAACTAAAGAAATCTTCATTAGTTACGTTAAGTTTTGGAGTTTTAAACTTTTTATAGCGTTCCTTCGCTTCATTGTTACGAAGTTCGAAGTACTCCTTCATTCTGTCAATTAAATTAAAATCACCTAAACATTCCTTTAAGAAATGGTAATCTGAAATATTTTTCTCCCAATGAACAGGATAAACAATATGAGATTTTTTAGTTAATAGCTGATATTTTGGTGATAAAACATTATATAGATCACCAAGAACGTCAGTTGAAAATAAATATGTTACACAATAGAGATTATCAAGTAAGAATTTAGAAGATGTTCCATCGAATCCCAGCTCTATTTCGTATTGAATTTTTCTACCATCTTTAATAATGATAGCTTTATATTTATTTTCACCTTTAGGAACTAAAGATTTAATAAATTTATCATACCTTTCAGTCCATTTGTAAAAATCTTCAGGAGACATTATTACATCAAAATCTGCTTTTTCTAAACGTTCCTGAGATATTCCTAAGTGAGCTAGTGCTTGAGATCCTATCATAATCATCTTCTATTTTCCCCCTAATAATTTAATTTATTAATCCCAAGAATTTACTTCTTCATCCTCGTCTTCATAGTCAGATTCATCATAATAACTACTTGAATCATCACAGCAATCAGGTTCAGCGTGTCGGTCAATAATTACATCAAGATCTAATTTAATCGGAACTCCATTTTCTTTAGCATACTGTTCAATCTTCTCAAAATCATCAATTACACGATTTTCCATTTCAGAGTAAGTAAGGTGGTCATTTTCAGAACAAAAACTTTCAATTTCTGCAACCTTTTCTGCTACATATTTAAAGTGATTTTCCATTATTTTTTCTCCTTTTTACGGTATTTGAGAACTAGTGCAGTAACAATAATTGCAAGTCCCAAGTTAAATGCTTCAGTAACCATATATCCCCAAGTACCAAACTGTAAATATACAACGATAGCATTAGTTAACAACATAGCAAGTGCTAAATCTAATATTAACCAAAAACGAAGATCCATTCCTGATACATCTTTAGTCCGTAATGTTGTCATAATTTGTGGAATATAACAGAATGCAAGTACAATTCCTGCAAGTGATGGTAATAAATTTAATAAAAAGTTAGTCATTAGATTTTTCCTCCGATTTGTTTTTGAGTTAGTAATTGTTTTTTATATTTAACCATTTCATCAGCTAGTTCATTGACGGAATGAGTAACAGTTCCACGTAGATTAACCAATCCTTTTGTATATAAGTTAATGTAAAAGCGATTATCACCTTCACCATCACGTCTAATATCAGTATATAATCCGAATATTCGTTTTGCTCTTGGTGAAGCACATAGACGTTCTTCGGATCTTGCTAAACCGCTAAAGTATCCAATTTCTGCACTTACTCCTGAGTCAATTTCCACACCATCAAGACAAGCAACAAGAATGTCAGAATCTTCAAGATGTTTATTATCACCATTGGCAATATCCATATCTGTAACATTAGAAGCATTTCCCGAAGTTTTATCATTTATTTCTCCATTTTCTTGTGGGATATATACATCAAAACCTAAAGATCGTAGTCTATAACCGATTTTTTTAGTATATTCAAATGTAGCTTCATTGAAAAAATTTGTAGCAAGATAAACTTTTAACATATTTACCGTCCTTTTATAGAAAACCAAGGATATGGGAGTTGTTATTATCATATCCTTGGAATTATTATTTATTATTTAGTTTGTACTAAAGGAGTAGCACCTTGAATTGTAACCCAACCATGTTTTTGTCGAGCATCAAGTTCCATTTTCTTCAATACATTTTCAGTTAATGAAACATTCATTAATTTATTAGCTTCAGCTTGTGCTTTAGATTTAACAAGTACAGATTCAGCTTCACCACGTGCTTTTTCTATTTGAGCATCAGCAACACCAGTAGCTTCAATCTTTTGCTTTTTAGCAGTTTCTGTTGCAATTTGTTTATCAAGAATTAATTGTTCTAATACTTGTGCAGCTTTAACACGTTGGTCAATAGCAGCTTGTGTAGCTTTATCAACTTTTGGATTACCAAGTGTAACATCAGTAATGATAAATCCTAGTGGAGCAGAACTCTCACGCATAGCTTCAGTTACTTTAGATGATGCTTCAGTAGTTTTTGTACCAAAGATTTCTAATACACTGTATTGAGAGATTGTTGAACGTGAAGCTTTAAATAATTTTTGGTATAGATATCCTTCTTGAATTTGCTCAATATCTTGTGAACCTAATTCTTTAAAGATTTCTAATACTTTTGCTTTGTCAACTTTCATTTCATATCGAGCAGGCATTGTAATTTTTTTTACCATCAGTAGTTGTTACACTAACATCGGTTTTAACAATTGCAATACGAGTTGGATATTCTTGCGTTTTCTCGAACAGTCCAATTAAATGCCAACCTGGATTCAATACTTCGGTTGCTCCACCTGATGGTGAATATACAACTGATACTTGACCTTCAGGAACACGCTCTGTGAATGTGAATAACCCGATAATTAACAATACTACTCCGAATACTAGTGAAACTAACCCTACAAATGCTTTATTACTCATTTTATTGTTTCCTCCGTTTTTTCTTCTATTTTTTTATTATCATCTATATCAAGCGATTTATTAAATCGTTTAGCTTCTGCTTTTCCAAACTTTTTAAAATACTTAACTAATGGAATAAATAAATAAGTTATAAGTATTGTTAAAATAATTAAAGATAATAGTAATCTAATCAATTTGTTTTCTCCTCATAGTGAAGATATTGCCGTATTAGAACGGCAAATCATCATCTGAAATTTCAATTGGTCCACCGGTTTGTGGTACAGCGAATGGATCACTACCAAAAGTATTTCCGCTAGCAGCAGGTGGTGTGGCAGGTACAGCATTTTTAATTTCCTGTACTTTTAAAGCGTGAATTTGTTTAGCGAATTTAATATCTTCTTCACTCATAGCACGGTCATCAAAGTATGGTGGGAATCCGCCAATAACTCGTAACTCACGAATATAATTTTTAATTGGGCCATTACTTAGATCAACTTGTACGCCGAAACCATCTTCACCAGCAAAAGGATCTTCAGGAGGTTCTTCTTCAGATAATTCTACATAATTGTTCAAAGCGAATGTTAGTTTACCAGTAAGATCATTTTCATAGTGTTCAGTAATTACATCAGCAAGATCTACACCGACAACAATATCGTGAATCATATGGACTCCACCAGAGTAATCCGTAGTGAAAGCTTCAATTGAATATTCTCCAGTTTCAATACCGTCTTTGTCAGTTTTTGGACGAGTATTAATAACTACAAGTTCCATTTGAGCAACAGCAGAATCATTAGCAAGTGTTGGATCTTTAGCAAGTGCATCAGCATCTACACGATTAACGAATGCTCCACGGTTATTGTTAAACTCACGAAGCTTTCCATCAGCAGGTACGTATATATTTTCACTAACATTACCAACGACACTCACACGATCTGCTAAATCTTTACCAACAACATCAATTGCTTTAAGGTCGTTTTTAAGTGTTACATAACCTTTGTAAGTTTTTGCAGTGTGTTTAGCAAACAATTTAACTTCATGTTCATGAGCACGGTTGTTAACCTTGTCTTCTACAAGAACTGTAATACTACCCATAATTTGCATAACTGATGGATCTTTTTTGTTCGGTTTAATGTCAAGATCTACCGATTTTACTGTACCAACGATTCGTAGATTATTCTGTAATTCGCGTAGCTTTTTTTGTTCTGTCATTTTTTAATGACCTCCATGTTGTTTTTTTTATTACATTATTATTATATATAGAAGTAATCAATTGGTAAACCATAATTAATTATTTTTTCTACATTTATTTACTATAAACGGAGTTACCAGCTTTAACATTACCTTTAATCTTTTGAGCATGAACTGAGTTTCCAGCATCAACATCTCCTCCAACATCTTTACAATGTACAGAATTACGAGCTTCAACTGAACCTAGTACAGATCCCTTAACTTCTACGCTACCATCAGATTTGAGATTATTTACATCTCCATGAATTTCAACAGTCAGATTAGGATTTCCACTTGTATGAATTACTTTACCATCTGCCATTATTTGACCGTTATTAATAATAATAGAACTACCGCTTGTGAAATTGAAAGATCTTCCACCAATAATAACTTGATTCATCTTTTTTCCTCCTAATTATTTTTTTAATTACATAACAATTATATACACTTTAGGCAAAACTGTTTACCAAAATATTTTCTATTTGTTTAATTATTTTAAAATTATCAGTTAACTTTATTTCTACATTGTTAAAGATAATAGTATTTTTATCCTTATAGAAGACATAAAATACTTGTGGTCCGAACTCTTCAGTAAATCGTTTATGGAACTGTAACTCGCTCCCATTATCATAATTTTTGAATGATACTGGTTTAATTTGTATACTTAAACGGTCAAGGCCTGCAAGTTCAACGATTCCGTCAACTTTATATAGAATATCTACTTCTTTTTCTGTTTTAATACAGGTTATATAAGGTGCTAAGTTATTAAATGTATTTAAAATCTTATTTTCTATCCACATTCCATTGTAAATATTGCCCATTCTAACTACTAAACATGCTCTAACTTGATGTGAGTTTGTTAGTAAACCTTTATTATTAGACTCTTCAACCATTTTTACTATATGGCTTTCAATGAGGAATGATTTATTTTTTACATGAAAATCATAAAAGTCAGTGAAGTTATTAAAATCTTTGGCACTTTCCAATAATGTCTCATAGGTAAATATTTTTGTAATATGCCACTTTAATACTGACTCATTAAATTTCCAATAGAACCCTTGTACTTCTCTTTTTAAATTTTCGTATACTGTCTGATTTACTTTCATAATATCCTCCTAATAAAATAGACAGGGAATTAACCCTGTCCGGCAATCTTACAAATTCTTTTAACTAACATGTCAATATTTTTAGAAACATTTTGTTTTGAAATATTTAGTTCAGCACCAATTTCTGTTGGGCCTTTA